CGGTCTTTCGGCTGCGCTTTACCCTTCATAGCAGTGCCCTTTGCTTTTCGTAAAGCTACTATCATTCTATGAACTGATAAACGGGCATATGGAAACTGATTTTCCATGGCAGTTTTTTTACCTTTCGGAAGTTTCTGTGGTTTTCCTTTTGCGCCGGGCAGCAATTGTTTCATAGTGTCCATAAAACCTTCAGGAAGTTGACTCTGGTGTAGATTTTTCATTGCACCAATAACTTCATCTACCGAATCACAAAATTCCTGTAGTTTTACTAGGTCTTCTTTTCCATGTGGATTTTTCTTATCTTCGGCAGCCGTATATGCGTGAACCTCATAAGTACCAAGAGCCAATTCTAATTTCTCAAATGTAACTTTATCGGGACCACCTTTCAACAAAGAAGATAGTTTCTTTGCATGATTTTGTCCAGAATTACTTATACCGCGAACATTAGGAAGAGATTTAACTTTTTTCCAAGCTTGTGAAACTTTTATACTATAAGAACTTTCTGTGATATTATCCATTAGTGTGAGGGGATAAGATTCATCTAACTTTTCGTGTGACCATCCATCAGATTTTAGTTTTAGGTGCATAGCGTGTGTATTTGCTTTTTGCTCTTTACCATCTTTGTACATCAAATGTGGTTTAAAGTCTGTACTTTCGTTGAAATCTGCAAATTTTTTCATTTCTATCTTCCTGCGTTATCCCAGCCCTTTAGTATTTCAGGCGAAAAGTTATTATACGAAAATTCCATTCTATCGACAATTTTAACAGCATCTTTACCTAATGTATCTATAGCGACATAGCCTTCTTCACCAGTCACTCTGAAGCCGTCTTTAGTCATAACAAATGTATCAATTTTCTTTACTCTATTGAGTATATTTATAAGTTTTAATTTGACCACAACTATCAATTTTTGTAGCTCGAACATCTTTTCAAGGTTCGATTTATTACCTTTGGAGAAAAAAGACAACAATTCGTCGCGTTTTGTTACTTGAGCCTGTTTGCCCTTATCTGTTTTTCTAGAATCTATTTCTTTTTGAAATCTCGCTGTTTGCCATTTAATCAAATTTTCTACGTGCTTTCTAGTGTCTCCAATAACTTCGCCTTTGCGAACATATGTGTTATTAAAAGTTTCTATAGACTGAGCAAGAGCAGGATTATTTTCTAACTGCTTTAGTGTGGTAGAAGATATTTGATTGAATAATTTTCCTATTGAAGTGAGGTTTTTGTTTACTTCCTCTGTATCTTTACTTGACATTGTAACGTCTGTCAAATCTCTAAGCATAGCATCTTGTGACCAGACGTTAGTAGATTTTTTAAATTTCGATATATCAACTCCATAAGATGCCTTCATATTTTCAAATGAATTGCCTGTATATGTTGTATGCCAAACGATGCCTATTTTAGAAGCATTTATATCTTTTGCTGCTTGCGAGTCCGCATCCACTGCATAAACAATTGTGTTAGGATGAAAAGTGACATATTTTTTTCCTTCTATTGTTTTGGTAGACAAATCTGATTTTGAATACAGGAAGTCCCCTTGAATAACTCCTTTAATTCCCAGTGCTGATGTGTACTGGAATGCTTCTTGGAGTTTACTGTTGAGGTCGCCAGAAGTATCAGCATCAATATCATCTGAAGATTTATACACCTTAGGATTTTTATTGAAGATGCCTTTTTTGGCAACAAAAAAGCGGTTATCACTCGGATCAATACCAGCGAATACAGCAGGAGCACCGTCCCATTTAACACTTAGTTTTCCTTTCTTTACGCCACCGAGCATATCCCTTAATCCAATAAGAGCAAAGATTGCTTCGCGTGTACCTTTTACGCCACCGTAAATCACTTTATCTTCTATATGAGTCATATGAGTATTTTTTTGCTCGACAATATAACTTTTAAATGTGATCATTAAATCTTTCCTCTGTTGAGACTACTAATGTATTTATATAAAAAAAAGCCCCGATAAATCGAGGCTTCTTTCATTAAGCTTTATACAAAGCTTTAATCTTTCTCATATTAGGGATTCCTATACCAAAACCCCAGAGAAAATGTTCAAGGTCTTGGTCAAAATCGACATTAATTTCCTCTGCATCTGCTAACCACTCAAGCGCGGTTTTCCAATCAATACCAAAACTATCCATCTGAGTTTTCAGAAGGGCGCGAAACTCGCCGAGGCAATGCTCCTCATTAGCCAATTCCATAGCCTCGTTTTCACGGAGTTCTTCACAGAGATCGTCAAAGATTGCCTGCTTTTCGGCATCTGTGCGAGAGTTAAAATCGTCAAACCAAGCACCCCGTGGGCGAAAGCCACGAGCATCTTTGTGGAGATCGGAGATGAGGTCAAATGAGTTTATTTGTGACATGGTATTGTCCTTTCGAGACAGAGTGATTCTTTTTCTATAATTAAAGTATCACACTTTTACCACGTTGTCAACCATTATTTATCATTTTTTGCTTTAATTCGTTATGAATTGTATCTAACTCTTTATATTTTTTCTCAAACGGAACACGTTTCTTTTTTACATCTTCGCGGGTTCCATATGTCAAGGAGATAGCATCGTCTACAAATCTCAAAACTTTAAGACGTTCTCCAGTGTCCATTTTCTTAAATTCTGTCTTGCTAATTGAATCCGTAACAGCAAGAGCCATATCATAAGAAATCATCATATCTAACATAATCTATCCTTTACGCCATTCTAATTCCAAGGGGAAACTTACGTCTAAACGATTTCCTCGTTGTCACTGTAGAGACTTGGTTAAATTGAGTATTTGCTCCGTGAAAACGATATCCACCTTTTTGTTTTAACGATTTGCTCTTAAAATTCGTATCAATTGTATTACCGAGATGATTTTCTGTAATTGTATCAATTTCAGATTGCAATTGTACTGTGTCATGCATATCCTTCAAAATATCATCACGCTTTTCAATATATTCAGATGCCTTTACGGCAGTCTCAACGTCTGCGATAACTCCGTCAATTTGTTTTAGTGCCATTTTTAATCTCCGTTTTTAACATCATTGTAATTATAACATATTCTTTTGTATATAGCAATAGCTTAATTTTACAAATTTTTCCTACTCTCTTGCTATATCGAATATATATTTATCAAAATCTTGATAGCCATCGGGCAATAGGCTCACAAAACGGTAGCAATGCAACAGCCATAAGTAAGTTGACTCCGGTATGCGCCATAGCTATTCTTAGTGTGTCGCCTTTTGGCATTCCGTCTGACACTAACATTCCTGCAAGCCAGATTGTTCCTGTTGTTCCAATGTTGGCTCCTAGAACAGCGGCGATTGCTGCTGGCAATGGCACTGCTCCAGAAGCAACTAATGCGATAATAGCTGTGGTTGATAATGAGGATGATTGCCAAAGCAGAGTCATAATTATGCCTCCGAAAAACATATATATGGGACTATGTGTAAAAAACGAAAGATGGTCCATATTGCCCATGGATTTCATTCCGCCCGAAAACATTTTAAGTCCTATATAGAATATGACTAAACCTAAGAGTGTAGTTATAATAGGGTTTCCTAATTCCATTTTACTAACCTTTTTTGTGAGTTTTTTTGTAAATTTAGATGCTTTCATGTGTTAAAGCCTTTTCTCCATTAGTTTTGCAACATCTGCCATTCTACATGCAAATGCCCATTCGTTATCATACCAGCAAAATACTCGCACTAGATTGCCTACAACTTTAGTTTGTTGTGGTGCAAAAATGCAAGATTCTTCTGTATGATTAAAGTCGATACTTACCTTCGGCTGTTCGTCATATGATATGACACCTTTCATGTATGTTTCCGATGCTTCGCGGATCATGTAATTTATAGTTTTTATATCAAGAGTATCCAGTGTTCCTTTATCAACTTGCATTGTAAGATCAATCGCACTTACGTTTGGAGTAGGTACCCGAATTGCAGTACCGTCTAATTTTCCTTTCATACTAGGTATGACTTGACCTATCGCTTTCGCTGCTCCCGTTGTAGTTGGAATCATACTCATTTGTGCAGCGCGACCTCGATACAAATCCTCGTGTCTCCTGTCAAGCGTTGGTTGATCTCCAGTATAGCTATGAATTGTAGTCATAATTCCTGAATGAATGTTTAAGAAGTTATCAAATGTTTTGATGATCGGAGCAAGACAGTTTGTTGTACAAGAGCCATTAGATACAATTTTATCTACATCTAATAATTCTTTATTATTTACTCCATACACTATGGTTCTGTCTACATTTTTTGCTGGTGCAGAAATTAAAACTTTTCTTGCACCTGCTTTAATATGCGCTCTACATTCATCGCCGTCATTAAAATTGCCAGTGCATTCTAACACAATATCAACATCGGACCAATCAAGTTCTCTGAGGTATCGCGTATTTTGAAACTGAATTGGTACATGATTGCCCACACTCATAAATTGACCGTCAGTAGAAATTTTTTCATTCAGTCTGCCATGGACGCTATCATATTTCAGTAAGTGTGCATTACTTTCTAAGGAACCACTTGCGTTGATTTTAATGACTCTCATATCTATACGGGATTCCAAAATGTATCTGAGAGCGGATCTACCTATTCGACCAAAGCCGTTAATTCCAATGTTTAACGTCATACTAATTCCTCTAACAATCTCTTTCGCTATTATATAGTCGGGTTGAAAAGCTGACTTTCATTGATAAGAATGCCATAGAACGCTTTAAATGTGTTTCTACAAGATTCAGATTCTAGTTCTACGGAGTAGAATCTTCTCCAGCCAGATTTTCTATCGGCAACCCATGCCGCACTACTTGTGGTCGTGCTTTGTTTCCGTTCAGTTAGACGGTTCACTTCGTCGGAAAGCAACTCCTGGACTATCTAGGTAACTAGCCTAGCGGGGCAGATGATGGGAGAGAAATTAATCTCTCCCAAATTCTTTTTATGATGTAGTCGCAAATTCAACAGCTTTTTCAGCAGCTTTTACTTTGCGAGTTTGATTGATGCCGAACCACTGACTATGCAAACGATTTTCAGCATTGCGACCCTGGAGGTGATCTGTAACATATGTTACGCTATTCAATGCACTCCACCAAGTCCCTGGTGCAAATTCTGCGCCGGGCTGAGTTTCTAGAACATCGTAGCAGAGTTTTGCGTTCCGCGAGAGATCAGCAAGCTTGTCAACTTGTGTCTGTTCTTTAGTGCGCGAAGTATTAGGAAATACATCGTTATAGAACTGAATCAAGCTATCAGCAGTAACACGCTTAGAACCCAAGAATTGTGCCATTTCTTTGTATTTGGCAAATTTATCAGATGCAATGCCCAATGTTGTTTTTACATTAGATGCATTGAATACTGCGCGGTGACCAACTTTTGCTGAATTTTTTGCGCCCTGTTCAAGTGACATTGTAAGAGTGTTATTGCAAACAACACGAACTGGAGTGAAACGAACATCAATAGATTTCCCGTACTGGTGTGGATTACTGAAAAGCAAGAATGATTCAACTGTATCTTCTCCGAATACGTCAAAAGATTCTTTTACTTTTGCTAGTGCCCATGTGATCTGACCGCCTTTAAGGCTTCCTGCTGTATGCATTTCCATGTCACCAGCAGCGACATATTCAGCAAAGAAATCAAATGCATCTGCATTCTGACAAGGGTTCCAGCCTTCACCAACATTTGTTAGTACTTTGTTATCACTCAGGCGAACTAAAGACTCTTGTCCAGTCTTGATTTTCTGACCGTCAATTTCGATAAACGATGGAACTTTTTGTACTTCCCAATCAAGTCCTGCTTTTTGCTGCATTTGCAGCGGTGTCAGGTCATTGCTGACTGGGGTACCCAGTCCATGCCAAGGAGTATCTCCAGCATACGCCATTTGCGCTACGCCGTCTACAAATTCAAGTTCGTGAGCCATGATGAATCCTTTCAAGTGATTCGTTGTTTTTCATATTATACGTTTATTATAGCATAGTTCTTATCGTTTGTAAAGAACTATTTTCGTTTTATTTAAATTACGCAACAAGTGATTTGAAGCCGAACATGCCGACTTCATGGAGTGATCTTTCGCCAGATGTAGCTTCAATGACGAATTGATCTCCTACCATTGAACTACGCAAGCCCAGATCATCTTCGCGGGTAACTAAAACATCAACATCGTCATTGGCATCATCACCAATTTTCTTAGACCAACTACCGGTTAGATTGTTAGTCCAACGATATGCATACTCTAACGCAAAATCAAAACCACTGTCGCTTGTATCGTTATAAGGATAATTTACTACCGCAACGTGGACTTGATTTTCAACATCACCTGTCTGGCGATTACGTTGTGCGTGATAAACATTGACTTTCATTTTTGAACCCTTTCAAGTGATTCTGTTTCTACAACTAAGGTAACATACTTTACCTAGATTGTCAACCTCTAATTTACATTATTAATGTTGTTACAGCAAAAATACAGACTAGTGTCATGGAAGTGCTGAGTAAATTAACTAGAAGCTTTTTCATTTTTGAACCCTTTCAAGTGATTCTGTTTCTACAACTAATCTAGCATATTTTTCCCGCTTTGTCAAGAGGAAATTATAAATAGATATGTGATATATTTTATGTTTATTTGATTTAGATTATACTATCTAACCTCAGGAATTTAAAAATATGATTGATCCACTTACTGCAATTGCCGCAGCATCTGCCGCCTACAACGGCGTAAAAAAAGTGATGGAAGCAGGCAAAGAAATAGAGGATGTTACACAGACTCTAGGAAAATGGTTCGGTGCACTTAATGACATTAATCGTGCCGAGCAGCAAAGAAAAAACCCTCCACTTCACGCAAAATTATCGGGTAGTGCATCTATTGAGGAAGAAGCCTTTGCAATCATTGCACACCAAAAGAAAATGAAAGAGCAAGAAAAAGAAATGGCATTTATGCTGAATATGCGCTTTGGACCTTCTACCTGGGACGAAATGATGCAACTTCGCAGAGATATCAAAAAACAACGCGAGGATACAATCTACGCCGCAGAAGAATTTAAACATGCTGTTATAGATGGCGCGATAATGATAGCACTATCTTGTGGAATACTAGGGATGATTTTTAGCGGAGTCTATCTTATTGGAGTTGTACAAACTCCGCCATGGTGGTAAAATGATACAAGTATTCATGTTAGTACTAATTATGGGATTAGGTGAAGATAGACGGGAAGTTGGAGAAACTTTATATTTTAAATCAATTCAAGTGTGCAACGCGACCGCCTTTGAATTGACTAAAAGATGGGGTCATTGGTCTTACAAAGATCAGGTAACCGCCTATTGTTTACCAAAGGCGGTTAAACCTGATACTCCTTTAATCGACGTTATCGATTAGCAAGCGGATTATCTAACGCTTTAGTTACGAGCGTATTCAAATCATTTTCTAGTCTACCAAGCTCTTTGTCTATGCCAGATTCCATATTTGTTATTTTGCTGTCAACTTTACTTAACAGAGCATCAATTTTATCGTCAAATCTATCGGATGCAGCATCTACAGATTTTCGGTTATCATCTTTACCTTTATCTATCATACCCTCAACTTTGTCAATAGTATCATTTACTTTTGTTTCAAGTCGTGTAATCATGCCTTCTGTTCTCATAATAGAACTTCGAAGTGATCCTGTGGTTTGACTAACATTCTCTTGAGTTTGTGTAACGCTATCTCTAATCGTTTTTATTTGACTTTGAAATGACTCCACAATTGCCCTAGTTGATTCAAGTTCCTCGCGAGTGACTGCCAACTCTTCGGTAATTGCGCTTAAATCTGGTGCCACGTATTCTTCGATTTGTTCTTTCATATTTCGATAATCATTATAAAATTCAAACCCTCCCCAAGCACCGCCACCCAATGTACTTAAGGCTGTAATTATCGCAAACATTTTGCCACCTGTGAATTTTAATCCTGCAAATTCTACTTCTGCCATTTATCTATTCCTTTAAAATTTAATTTCTTTTCCGACAACTATTCCTACGTTATCGTTTTCTACTCCGGGCATTATAAAAAATGTTCCATATCTCAATCTTACGAGAGGTATAATGCCTTTGTGATATCCACTTGCAAGACCAAGTTCCACATCTACTTTATCGTCAACATTAATGTTCGTAGAAGCAAAATAGCTCACTCGTTTTTCACTATTATAAAATGCTCCAACATTGAAATTTGAATGTGCAAATTTTATGTAAGGATGAAAATCGTTATAGTTTTTTTCCATTGCCAAATGTAGCGTTAACGCTAATCCTAAGTCTAACATATTATTTCCTTAAATTGGGATATTGTGAATCTTCCATTATACCGAAGTTGGGATCATTAACGAACCATCGTGAAAACGCATGATCAACAGTTGGTTCCGGTGGATAAAAATATGTGTCTGGCACTTCCATTTCTCCATAGTCAAAATCAGGCACAAATGCAATTAATGCAAGTAACTGAGACTGTACTACCATTTGTTCTTCTATCGTATCCGCACTGTTCATATTTTTTGTTATTGATTCAATTTTAGCTGCAACCAAAGCCTTGATTTTTTTCTTCCTACTGTCCTTTTTCTCTTTTTCTGTGGGTTCTGGCTTTTCTTCTTTTTTCTCAGGTCCAGTAGCATCTTCCTCAGATTCAATGGTTTCGTCAGTATCTTTACTTTCATCTACTTCTTTATCCTTTCCATCACCATCTTCAGAGCTAGTATCTTCCCCAGTGTCTTTTTCTTTTCCGTCATTACTCTCGGACTCGCTCGATTCATCATCGGATGATTCTTCACTTTTTCCATCAGAATCGGATCCAGATCCGTTGTCCTCTTTCGACTCGGCTGATTCCGACTTCTGCTCTGACTCTGGCTCGGATCCAGACTCTCCTCTAGAATCGGAATCTCCTGATTCTGATCCGGGCTCATCTGCCCTAGTAGTAGTTGTTTCAACGGGTCCATCATTTGTCCTTTCTTCTAG